CCTTATTGTGACGGTGCTTATGCATATTACACACTTGCACAGACCCATATTTTACAGAATCAGAGTCAATCTTAACGTCATTGACTATTGACGAAGCAAACGCCTTATTGAGTGCAACATTGCTCCTTTGGGCGAGTGCTTGGGTGTTACGGCGTTTAATCAAAGTGGTTTCACAATCTTAATTTTTCCATCTAAAAGGTCATTGTTATGAAATTTTTAAAAACTGGTTTGTTCGCGTTGGTCGCTGTAACTGCTTCTAACTTTGCTTCTGCTGCTGTTGACGTGTCGGACGCTGTAACCGACATTGAGGGCGCTGCTGCTCCAATCGCTGCGCTCGGTGGTGCTGTTCTTGCCATCATGGTAGGTGTAAAAATCTACAAATGGGTGCGTCGCGGGTTGTAATTGAAAATAGGGCATAGGTCACGCTATGCCCTTTTTTTATGCTTCCAATTTATCTAAATTTCTCAGGCGCTCACATGGCATGGTTTTATCTAATCGTTGTTTTAATTGCAGCCTTAATTATTCTCACGGCTGATTAATGAACATCATCAAAATCACGATTATATTTTTGTGTCTGCTTTTTTCGTTGACTAAATCCGACACAGCAAGCGCTGCTTATTCATGCAATATAAACGTTTATAATTCGTACAATGCCGCTTGCGATGAGGGCACAGCATATGCTCAATGCCAATCTGCTCGTGCAGTATCACTGGCTGTTAGCCCTGCATGGGTAGTAGCGCCAACATGCACAAAATACAGTACATCAGGAAATAGTGGCTCATGGCTTTGCTCAGGTCGCAATGCTTCAAATAATCTTTCTTATTGTGACGGTGCTTATGCATATTACACATACTCCGGCGGTCAATGTTCGTCTAGAAATACGTCATATAACGGTGGCGTTCAAGACTTTAAACACATCCACAACGGCACACCACAGACATGCATAGCTGGTTGTGAGATAGCTCACACTGGTACGGTCACAATTAAATCAGCTCTTGGCTCAACACTAAGCACAACGGCAAGCAGTAGTTATACTGGATTAGCATGTGCTGCGCCATTACCAAGCCCTAGCAAACAATATACGACAGCACCAACGCCAACCGATGACAAAGAAATATGCACGCCGTTAAGCGATGGACAGACAAGCTGCCTAAAGGCTGACGGTCAACACTGCGCGACAAGTTCAAAGGGTAATCAATACTGTTGGACACCAACTGAGACCGGCGAAAAAGTATCCGCAGATCAAACCGAAGTTCAGCGCAGAAATACCGGCACGAAAGGTAGCACAACACCGCTGATAACGGCACCGCCAGTGGGTCAAACATATTCAGAAAATAATAGCCATACGGTCGTTACAAACACTGCTTATACCGTCACCAATTATTCAACAACGAATAACTACAACACCGGCAACGCAACCGATGGCAGCACTTCAGGCAGTTCTAGCGGTTCAACCGTCACAGATTCAAAAGGCGCTGAAATACTCGCTCAGTTGCAAAGCATGACGGCCACAGTTACCGGCGACATTGGTGATTGTTCGGCAGCGTTCACTTGTGTCGGAAACTCCGGCGAATGTGGCAAGGTCAACGGCTTACGCGCTCAGATATGCGCTACTAAAGAGTTTAACGATGTTTCATCAATGGACACCAGTGACGGCACTGAGGGCTTCACTTCCGGCGGTCACAATGTCGGCACTGTCGATGGTGATTTAAGCAGCTTAGACAATTCCGGCTTTCTTGGTGGCTCGCGTTCATGCCCACAATTTCCAGTCCTCGACATCATGGGTAAAACCATAGATTTTAATAATGAGGATATTTGTGATTATTTCTCAATCGGTGCAAGTCTTGTACTTTTATTCGCTGCTTTAGCTTCGGCTAAAATTCTGTCAGGAGGTGTTTAATGCCCGCTCTATTACTCGCGCTCGGTGCGCTGCTTTCTCGTCTTATAGCAACCAAAGCCGGTGCATGGCTGCTTTCAACTTTAGCGTTTGTCGGTCTTGGATTTGCCACGCAGTCAATAGCAATTACGCCAATTCTCAACCAAGTGCAATCCTATGCTTCCGGCGCCGGTGGTGCTGTTGAATGGCTGCGTTTTTTCAATGTCGATAAAGCCATCACTATGATTTTTTCCGCAATAACCGCTAAACACGCTCTGACATCAGCTCGAGCATTTCTCAGAAAGGTCTAAATCATGCCAATTCATTTAATGACCGGATTACCAGGCAATGGCAAAACCGCACTAATGATTGAGCACTTAATGGCTCAAGCTAAGCTTGCCAAGCGTCCATTATTTGCTATCGGAATTGATGGCCTGAAAGAGGGCTACGCAACTGTTTTTCCAGAGGCTAAAGACTGGAACAATAAAGATGAAAACGGCGAATATTTGATTCCTGACGGTTCGTTAATCTACATAGATGAGGCTTGGAAATGGTTTGGACATTTGCAAGATGCAACACGTCAAGCAACGCCAAAGCACGTTTTAGCATTGGCTGAACATCGTCACAGGGGTTTAGATTTTGTTTGGACAACGCAGATGCCGAGTCAGATTTATCCATTTGCTCGGGCACTGGTTCAGGACCATTGGCATACTGTCAGGCGGTTTGGCACAAAAATGATTGATGTCTACAAGTGGGGCGAATTGGTAGAGGACGTTAAATCAGCCAGTAAGCGTGAACTTGCCATGAAAGAAACACGAACACTGCCTACGGCTTCATTTGGCGTCTATCAATCGGCAACTGAGCACACGATCAAGAGCAAAATTCCGTTTAGAGTGCTGTTAATTCCAGTGTTCTTTGTTGCTGCCATTGCTTGCGCTGTCACTGCATATAAGATTCTAAAACCTGAAAACTTCGCAGCTAAACAAATGGGCGTTATAGAGGGCAGCGCAGGCGACAAAGGAGCTGCGCAGCCCACAACAAGCACCAGTGTAAGCTCCGGCTATTCGCTTGCATCATACTTAAAGAGCACAACGCCAGTTGTGCAGTCAAAGCCTTGGACAGCTCCAATCTATGCCGGTATTCAGCCGGAAAATGCGCCTATGCTCTATTGCATGTCGTCAGGCGTTAACGGTGCTGACAGTTGCACTTGTTTGACAGAGCAGGGCACTGTTTACGCAATTCCTAACGACCAATGCCGGACCATTGCTAGAGATGGTCTTTACAATCCAAACAAGCAACAAAACTCGATGTAGTCGCCGGTCGCCTCTGCAATTACATCATCACCTGGTAAATCATTAAAAAATACTAATAAAAACAATATGATACAAACGCAAAAAAAAATCGACGTATAATCAATCAAATAATTAGCAATAAAAACAACGACATACAAGCAACTTTCCAGGCCAATTGCTCGATCAGGCCAATTGCCAAGTAGTCGCCGGTCGCCTCTTTTTTTGGGGATATGCAAGGGGTTTCCCCTTGCTGGTAGCTTTCAGCCGATCTATTCCGAATCGCTGCGCTGCGCGTGCACTTTATCAGCAAATATCGAGCATATAATCCGCGCACTATTGGCGCTTTTTGCCAATCGTGCCCCTGATAACCGCTTTTTGCTTTGTGCTTTTTCCATAAACAAAATGCCCCTCAAACGCTCGGGGCAAATTCTCAAACCGTCAGGGCTGACTAAATCCCGCCCTTTGAATTTCCATCCTTTCCACTCTGCGACAAGCTCGATATGGTTTAGCAGTTGCTCACCAAAACGAAGTTTGGCGCAAGGGTTAAGGGGTACGCCTAGGCGAACACAGGGCGGGGCTGTGTATTGTTCATAATCCATTTGCTGACTCCTTTCAGCGACAATTTGGAGCAGAAATATATCATGGCCATGATTACTGCTCTTCGCATAATATATAGGGTGTTATTTTTCGCAATGTCAGAATATCCAACATTATCAATAGCTTGAGTCTTAGCCGTAGTGATCGATAACATTACCAATACTATGGCTGCGAATCGTTTTGACAGGTTAATCAGCACTTTCGCCGATGCCCCCTTTTTCTGCTCGGCATAGGCTTCTAAAATCGTTTTCACTGGGTCTTCGCCCAAGTCATGCGCCATCTTTTCGATGTATTCCGGTTCGCCGTTCTTGCCGTCTTTCCAGACGTTTACAGCCTGTGCACTGATACCCAATGCAAGCGCTGCTTGTCGCTCTGACTTGAATCCTTTGTGAGTTTTCCAGCGTTCAAATAGCTTGAATGTCGCGCTCATTTTATGCCCTCAAAAAAAAATATCAATTGGCTATTGACACATGTCAATAACCTATTGTAACGTGCAATCTATCAATACGTTATTGATATTTACCGGCGTAGCTCGCTGACCGGCCAGACCCCGAGAGTCTGGGGTAGGGAGCACATACAAACCTTCTCGGGAGTCGTTATGAACAATTACATTTGCAAGCAAATCACAGAAAAATCACCACACTATAATCAAGTAATTTTGTCAGTCGCTGATATTCGCAAACTCGCAAATTATCAAAAAAAACGCTCTCTTTACATGAACCCTGCAAAGCAAGGCTCATACCGTCATGCACTCTTTGAACTTTATTTCAAAGTAGCTAAAGGAGCTTAATTTTGAACATCTCACGCCTCGACCAATTCGAAGCCTATCTACAGCCCACCATTAGCGCCCAGTGGCAGTTAACCCGTTACTTGCTTGTTTCCCTAGCCGGTTTTTATACCGGCGTTCTGGTGTCCTTATGAGCGCTAATAAGGCTCTGCAAAGCTTTTCTACGGTGGCATCACCGGATAGCTTAAGGGCTAGTAGTAACACAGCCCAAAACCCCCGTCTAACAGTCGCAGAACCGATTATTGACTGGATAACCGTCAGCTTTCCGGCTTCGGCTCTTAAAAGAAATGGTTTGACGCCTTTGCACCGCTTTGTTTTTGAATTGTTTGGACTCTCTGAAAAGTTAGTCATGACGCAATTCAGCGAGAAAACATGGAACTGGTGCCCATATTCGGCAAGTATTTTCGATGAAAACAACAATTCATGCGGAAAAGTAGGGGAGCGTTTAGACGGCTCTTTTTTAATCTCGCTCTCCGGCCATGGTTGCCAGTACGTGACAGATTGGGCAAATGTAAAACTGGCGATTGACGACCACGGCGGTCACATTAGTCGCGTAGACATTGCCGTCGATGATTTAGAGGGTCAAGCATTCAGCGTTGACACATTCAAAAAATCATGGCTTGACGGTGATTTCACAATGAATGGTCGCCCCCCACAAGCTCGATTCATTGACGATATGGGTTCTGGAAAAGGCTGCACTCTCTATATCGGCATGAAAGGGCATAAAGAATTGTGTATCTATGAAAAAGGTAAACAACTCGGCGATTCAAACAGCAAACACACGCGCTGCGAACTGCGTTTATTTGCCAATAAGCTCGAATTATCTTCTGAAATATTAGTTAATCCGTCACCGTTTTTTGCTGCTGCTTATCCTCTCCTTGAACAATTCGTGGCCGGCGAAATTGCACGCCTCGAAGTTAAGCAGCGCTGCATAGATGCAAGTGTTGAAGGCATGGTCAACTTCCTCAAAACTCAAGGCGGAAAAGCCTTAAACCTCGTTTTTCAATCTCTTGGCGATGAAGCTGCATTATTCATGGTCAATAAAATTTGTCGTGAAGGTCGTCCGACAAGATTTAAACACATCACCGGCGACCTAAATCAGCACTTCTTAACTTCAATCAAAAAGGTCAATTAACTATGTCACATATCAAAATCAATTCATTGTCAGTCACGTCAAAAACATTCCAAAAAGACGGTAAAGATAAAACGATCTATTTTCAACGTGCTTTGCTCGTCCGCAATGATGGCGTTGTTTTACCGGCTGATTTAATGGTTAAGAGTCCTCAAGATGCTCACCAAATCGGCGAGTATGCCATATCTGAAGATTCGTTCTCGTCAGGCTCTTTTGCCGGAACAATTCAATTCCGTTTAACACTCGGTGAAGCATTACCGAAAACCAAGGCTGCTTAAATGGAAGTGAAACTTATAATTGGGTCACATAAAAAAGGCACTTCCTGCACAATCATTTTCCCATTTGCACCAACGATACAAAAAGCTGAACTTATTCAAGATAATTTTTCATATTTTGTACATGCCGTTATGAATGACATTTCACCGTCAATGGTCGATTTAGATTCTTTACCATCATCATTCGGAATTAAAAAACAATGATTCAGCAAGTCTGTGCCGAAAACGATTACAACGCGAGTACGCACACTTGCACAGACCCATATTTTACAGAATCAGAGTCAATCTTAACGTCATTGACTATTGAAGAAGCAAACGCCTTACTGGGTGCAACATTGACTCTTTGGGCGATTGCTTGGGTGTTACGGCGTTTAATCAAAGTGGTTTCACAATCTTAATTTTTCCTCCATTAAAAGGTCATTGTCATGAAATTTTTAAAAACTGGTTTGTTCGCCTTAGTTGCTGTAACTGCTTCTAACTTTGCCTCTGCTGCTGTTGACGTGTCGGATGCTGTAACCGATATCGAAGGCGCTGCTGCTCCGATTGCTGCGCTCGGTGGTGCTGTGCTCGCCATTATGGTAGGTGTAAAAATCTACAAATGGGTTCGCCGCGGTTTGTAATCAAAACAGGGCATAGGTCACGCTATGCCCTTTTTTTATGCTCCCAATTTATCTAAATTTCTCAGGCGCTCACATGGCATGGTTTTATCTAATCGTTGTATTGATTGCAGCCTTAATTATTCTCACGGCTGACTAATGAATTTACTAAAAGTCATTATTTTTTTTCTGTGTCTGCTCTTTTCGTTGACTAAATCCGACAAGACAGAAGCAGCTTCCGCCTGTGTGACCAATACTGCGACAAGCTATAACGCAGCATGTGACCAAGGCACGGCATACAACCAATGCAAGACGGCTGCTGCTGCTTCACAAAATCCAGTCGGCACGGATTACAACTCCGGCGCTTGCACGGTTACATCAAGCCCAAATGCTCAAGGTCAAGGCGCTTTCAAATGCCAAAGTAAAAGCGCTGGCAATAATAATATTCCATGCGCAACTGAGGGCGCGGGTCTAATCTATTTCACTTATGTCGGTTCTTGCACGACTCGAAACACTTCATATAACGGCGGTGTTCAAGACTTTAAACACATTCACAACGGCACACCACAAACATGCATCGCTGGCTGTGAAATCCAGCATACTGGCACGGTCACTATTACATCAGCACTCGGCACACCACTAAGCACAACGGCAAGCAGTAGCTATACCGGTTTAGTCTGTGGCTCACCACTTCCAAGCCCTAGCAAACAATATACGGCTGCACCAACGCCAACCGATGACAAAGAAGTTTGCACACCGTTGAGCGATGGCCAGACAAGCTGCCTTAAAGCAGACGGCCAACATTGTGCAACATCAAGCAAAGGCAACCAATACTGTTGGACTGCAACCGAGACCGGCGAAAAACAATCAGCAGATCAGACGGAAGTGCAACGCAGAAACACCGGCACAAAAGGCAGTTCTACTGCTCTCACAACTCAACCGCCTAGCGGTCAAACTTATTCAGAAAATAATAGCCACACAGTCGTCACGAATACTGCTTACACCGTCACCAATTACTCGACAACGAATAATTACAACACCGGCAATGCTACCGATGGCACAACATCGGGTAGTTCTAGTGGTTCTACTGTTACTGATTCAAAAGGCGCTGAAATACTCGCTCAATTGCAAAGCATGACCGCCACAGTGACCGGCGACATTGGTGATTGTTCGGCTGCGTTCACTTGCGCGGGAAACTCCGGCGAATGTGGCAAGGTCAACGGCTTACGCGCTCAGATATGCGGTACTAAAGAGTTTAACGATGTTTCATCAATGGACACCAGTGACGGCACTGAGGGCTTTACTTCCGGCGGCCACAATGTCGGCACTGTCGATGGTGATTTAAGCAGCTTAGACAATTCCGGCTTTCTTGGTGGCTCGCGTTCATGCCCACAATTTCCAGTGCTCGACATCATGGGCAAAACCATAGATTTTAATAATGAGGATATTTGTGATTATTTCTCAATCGGTGCAAGTCTTGTA